CAGTTACACCAGCACCACTTACACTATATTGTGCAGCATTAGCTGGACTAGCAGATAAAGTTAATGTAGTAACAGCACCATCAGATATAGCTGTTTTCTGTACTATTAAGTTAGAATCTGCAAAAAATTCAAATGGAACACTAAACGAAGTTTGAGCAGCAGTTGCTGTATATTGTATTCTAGGTGATACATCTGATATTGTTATTGCCATTTTATCTTAATACATTCTTTTCTAATTTGTCAAATACTGAATCCAAAAACCATACATTTTGAAATGGTACAAGTCTACGCACATTCCGTGCTGTGTGATGGTTGTATTTTCCTGTACCCCACGTCCACATTACATCTGCTATATTAGATAATTGACTAGCAGTTGGACCTAATACATCTGGTATAGGGTTATTTAATATATCTTTATATGTACCATAAGGTTTTTTACCACCTAGTAATGGTCTTAAACCTATTTGATTATTACCTAATCTTTCTATTGCATTATTAATATCAGAAAAAATACCACCTAATCCTGATCTATCAAATCCATCTACAAGTTTATTAGCAAATGGTTTCTTACCATAATCTTTACCAAATTGTTTTTGTCTAAATGCATCTACCATCATACCAGCACCCATTAATAAGAATACACCTTGCATAAAGTTTTGATCTTTTTCTTGTAATCCTCTCATTAACATTCTTTGTGTAGCAGCTGCACCAAATTTTTTAAACTGTGCTATTGCACCACCCATTTCACTATTTGCCCATAATGGTATATCTCCTTTACTTGGAGTAACAATATCTACATTAACTTGTTTACCTAAACCTTGATGATAAATATCAGATGCTTTTAATGCTTCTGGAGTATTATCCCAAGCATCACTATTAGCAACACGCATATGTTTAAAATCATTACCATCTGCTTTTTTAGATATTTTACCATTCTTACCTACACCATGTTTTTGATATTGCTTGTAAATTTCTCTAGCTGTTGCATCATCAATTCCAATACTATTTAATCTAGCTCTATTAAGCTTAGATATTTTTTTACCTAATGCTATTTTTTCTACATTCTCAATAATTCTTGTACCATTATAAAAACCAGCCATAGTTTTTACTGAAGCGTTCCAAGGGTTACTTGCATTAAGAAATGTAAAATAAATATTACCTACTTTACTCATACCTCTTTCCATTTTATTAAACACACCAAAAGCATCTTCCATACCATACATACCCATAGCTCTTGAGCTATCAATCATATCTAATGCTTCACCACCTAATTGTGTTGAGTTTTTAGACATTTTAATTAATTCTTTAGTCATACCACTTTGAAACATTTCTAATTGAACTTGAAAAGTTTTAGTCATTCCATTAATCATAACTAGTCTAGCAGTATCTACTACTTGAGCTATACCAGTAAGCATTGTAGTAGCATTATATAGTTTAACCATTCTAAGACCTCTACTAAAAGTACGATTAGGATTATTTGCTAATCCATAAGTACCTCTAACTAAATGAATACTTGCATCTAAATCTTTAAGATTTGAAAGTTGTTGTTTAGTTAAATAATTTCCAATAGGTAAAGCATCTTCAGTTAAATGTTGATCGTAATATTTACGATAATTACCATTTTTTACTAACATATCATCTGCTATCTGTAGTATTCCTTGTTGATAAGGATTGTCAGGTGACCATCTAGTTCCATATCCCATAGGATCACCAAACACTTTAGTTAATTCAATATCAGGAACTACTTGATTAAAGTAATGTCTTTGTAATAACATTATATCATCTTCCATAAAACCATCTTCCATTAATCTTGCATAATTAATATCTAAATCTCTACCTAAAAACCTACTTGATATTTTAGTTACTTCTCCTATTGCTTCATCTGGCATTTTACTTAAAATGTCATCTATGTTTCTTAATGCTATTGTTGGTTGATACTGCATAAATGAAACAATAATGTCATCTATAATTGCTGGTGTCATTGTAGGTGTTTTACCAGCTATTATATCTAATTCTTCTCTCATAATTTTAATAAAATCTTGAGGACGAGCATCAATAACATCTCTTTTAAATAAAGGATTTATATAATTAGTTTTTAATTGTATTCCTTTTTCTTCAATAATAGCTATTTTAGATTCTAGTTTTCTTTTCTCTACTATTAAATCTGCAAGTCTTTGTACTTTATCTGGATCTTTAACTTTATTTCTTCCTTTAATACTTCCGTCCATTCGTGTAATAGATAATTTAACTTTCTCTAATTCTTGTTTATGCCAAGCAAGAGGTATACCAGAATCTTTATATTCTTTACCTAATGGACCATAAAATAAATCTTGTGTATGTTTAGCTGCTGCTAATACTTCAGGTGGAAATTCTCCATCAGGATTCATTCTAGCTCTAGTTACTTTAGAAGAAAATTCTCTAGGAGATAAAATTCCATATTTTTTTTCACCAGTTCCTAGTTTAATATTAACAATTTTTTCTGCCATATTTTGTTCTCGTTTACCAGCATTTTTGAGATATGCATTGTATTCACCCATAATTGCATTATCTACAGTTTTAATCATTACATGACGAGATTTAATTTTTCTTTCAATAGTAATACCAGTAGTAACTCCTTCAAAATTACCTCTAGTTAATAAAGGACTTTCTAATACTGAAGTAATAAAATCTTGTTCTTCTAATCCACCAGTTTTAAGAATCCTAAATATAGGAGTAAATCCAGATCCTTCACCAAATATTCCTAAACCAGTAGGTTGTATTTGATTTGATTTAATCCAATCTGCTTCTGTTTTTAATCCATCGCTAATATCTGAAGCACCAACAGATTTATTTTTATAAACACCATCACCAATATACTGTGTACCATAATGGTTATCAAGATTGTCTAATTTAGCAGCTGTATCATCAAATGATTTTCCACCGATTTTATTATTAATAGCTGGAAATAAAGCTGGTAATATAAATCCACCAGCTGTAATTAATGTACTTTCTAAAGCAGATCTATCTTCATTAAACATTCTTTTAATTTGTTCTTCTCCTCCAACTAAAGTTCCTACTTTTTTACCTCTAGCTATTCTACTACCAGTAAATAAAAATCTACCAGCTTTAGTAAACATAAATAAACTTGACGGATCTGTTAGTCCACCTATTACTCTACCTATAATGTATTCAGGAGAACCATTTGAATTTTTAAAATCTTTTTTAAAATCTTGAATTAATCTATAAGTTTGTTTAGCACTTTTACTATGCATAAAATTACCAACATAACTTTCTAATCCTTTTATTTGAGGATCAATAAATATATCATAATTTTTATCTACAACAAATTCAGTATCATTTTCATTTACAGTAGCATCTACTAAATATTTTAAACCTAAACCAAAGATATTTTCATCAGCCCAACCAGCACCTATATTCATTAATCCTTCTCCATAAACTCTTGGAGAAGTAGGAAATGGTCTGCCGTTTATTTTTAAATCATCATTAACAAGTGGTTGATTACTTAAAGATACATTACCCATTATTGACTATCTAATGGAGTTCCAGCTTCAATTTTTTTATTTAGTTCAGGAAAATATGTATATTGACCTTGTGACCATGCTTGTATTAAACCAGCAACATCACCAAATCTAGTTCTAAAACCACCATATCCTTTTTCAGCCATTCCTTCTGCATCATTCCAAAGTTCATTTAATAAAGCTGGTTCATATTTACTAATGTTACTATAGTTGTCACCAGCAAAAACTAATTTACCTGATCCTTCATTGTAAGAATCAAATGTTCCTATATGTGCTAAATCTCCAGTTTCTATAAACTTTTTTAATGCTCTTTTAAATCTTGGTCCAATCCATGTAGGACTATTATAAGCCAAATCTACTAATGCTACTGCTAAGTATGCATTTTTATTTGTTCTTAAATCTTCTATTCCAGTTATTCTTTCTACTAATTGTAATTTATTATCCATAATTTTACTAACTACAGTTACATCATCTTCCCTAGATAATGTTTCTGTACCTTTCATTAAATTATCAATATTATAACCAAGTGATTCTAATTCTTGAATTACATCTTTATCTTTTAAAGATAGTCCAGTTCCAATAGTTGGATCTCCATTTTCACTTTTCATATATTCATATTGTTCTAATGTTACTTTACTACCTTCACTAGCCATTGGTGTAGTCTGTCCTTCTTTTAAACCTTTTATATTTGTTAATCCTGTTATCTGCATATTTTCACCATCATAACCAGTTTGACTTTTATAATTAGTATCGTAAACATTTGGATAATATCCACCTTCATGTTTTTTTGTAAAATCGTAAAATAAATTTGTTCCCACTTGTTTTACTCCCATTGCTGTTTCTACTCCTCCACTATATTTAGCTGCAAAAGAATCATCTAATGCTCCACTTTGTTTACTTTTTTGATAAGCCAAAAAATCTAATTGATTTTCTTGCGTTAATCTTTCTATTGTATTCATATCTATAGGTGCAATATTTGGCAACCATTCAATGTCATTAAACATTCTACCTAAATCTTCAACACCGTTTTTACCTTTATTAATTGCACCAAGAGTTAAATCAAATAAACCTTTTAATGTACTATTAAATTTTGGTTGATCTTTAGGTTCAATTCCATATCTTTCATAATAAGGATTTGGATTATTTTGCATATATTCTTTTTTTTTAACATTATTACCAAACCACTCAATCCATTTTTTATTATTATATTCTCCTCTAGTTTGTTCTAAACTTAAACTTTCTTTAAATATTCTATTACTTTGTGGTTGAAATGCATTGCTAGGATTATTTGGATCAGCAATATTTACAAACATTCCAGATCCGTCTGGATCTATAGATATATTATAAGTAGGATTGTTTTTTTTACTTTGATTATTCCAATTAAATTTAATTTGTTTATTATCCCACATTGCATATAAATTTTCATAAGTTAAAAAATCTGTTCCTATACCTGAAGCTACTCTTTCTGAATCTGACATATTCATAACATTTTCTTGGATTGTCATAACTGCATCTGTCATAATATCATCTTTACTCATTCCTTTAGAAAGGTATGTTTGCATCATTGGAAATTTAACTAATTCGGTCATTCTGCAAATCCATAATTTAAATTTTTTAATGCTTGAAAAATAAATTGTTTTTGTGTTCTGATAGTTTTTAACATTTGTTGTTTAGTTATTGTTTGTGGATTGTCAAATTCTGATAATAAATATCTAATTACTATTGGCTCTATTTCTTGCATTGCAAAATTAAATTCTGGTATTAATTGATTATCTTTACCTTTAATATTAAATTCAACTTCTTCAGTAATAACACCTTTATCTGCAAAGAACAATGCCCACCATGGAGCATCTTCTTCTTCATCTGTTAACATATCACTCATTATACTTTGAACAGTATCACCATCAGTATCTAAAATTTCATAAACTTTTTTTTCTTTTTCATCATACAAAGTTTTATCAGGCTGTACTCTACCATACCATCTTTCAATTTCTTGATTTCTTTGTATATTATTTTTGTCATTTAATTCATCAATTTTTTTTTGTGTTAAAGTACTTAAAAATTCTTCTGATGGATTTCCTATTTTCATAAGTGCATTATCTAAATTAACAAGATGCATAAAATTTTCACTAGTTGTTTCAGAAAATGCTAGAGGATTTAATGTTTTTTGATTATTAATAATTCTTGCAAATTCTGCTCTTTGGATTAATTCTTTATAATCTTCACTTCCAGCAACTGTATTTCCACCAAATGCTTGTAAAGTGTCCATTTGTCCAAAATAATTTTCTAACACAGAAGGAACTGTATTAAAATCTTTACTCAAACTTACTAATACATCTACTAAAGGATTTGCAATTTGCACACCTTCTTCATTAAAATATTGATTTAAATCTAAACCTGTATAATCAGCATATAGTAAATTAGGATTTATAATTTTCATTGCATTAAACATTTGTTTATCTACTACTTTTTGTTTAACTTCATCAAAATTAACAGCAATACCAAAATATTCTAAAGATTCTATTACTTTATTAGTTTCAATATTAATATTTAAATTACTATAATTAACAGCTAAATTCTCATCAAGATAAACTAAACTATTAGATAAATCATCTATTGCAGAACTTGTGTACCATTGATCTTTTATTACTTTAGCTTCCTCTACAGTAAAATTATTTTTAGATATTATAGCATTAACTTCTGCTTCAGTATCAGGTAACACAAAATTTTCAAACCCTTTTACAATATTATTGTATGTTTCTTGTTTATCAGTTTTTATTCTTATTCCTAATTTAGTTTGTTCTGCAATAATTTCATTATTAAAACCTTTTACAAATTCATTTACAATTTTTATTATTGTTGTTCTATCAGTAACATCTGTGTCCATAAATACTTCTTGATTATCATTACTATCTGAATCAGGAGATTCAATATATTTTCTTGCCCATAAAGTTTGTTTTTGTACTTCTTTTTGAACAAAAGTTAATCCATCTTCATAATCTTCACCATTTAGTAACATTTCTCTATCTTTAGATGCAGCTATTTCTAAATCTAGTCTTGATTTTCCTATTATTCTTTCAGTTTCAAATCCTAAATATAAACCTCTTTCATAATTTTCTGGAGTGTCCATCTGTGATTGCACATATGCTGGTACACTTTTATAAATATTAGTATAACTTACTATTTTTTCTGACAATTCAGGTAATAAATTCTGCAACCAATATTGTTCATAATCTGCTGGATTAGTATTTGTAATTTCATTTATTCTTGAATTTACAAATGCTACTGATTCTTTTTTATTTGTTTCTAACAAATTTAATATTCTTTTATTTTCAGATTCATTCCATATTGTTTCACCTTTTTGTAAAGCTAATGATCCAGCATATTGTTTTGTATATGCTTTATACCTATCTGGTGATTGTTCTACTAATGAAGCTATATAACTATCAGTTTTTTTTGTAAAAGCATCAGGATCATCATAATGATCTTTTGAGAATTGACTTATTGTTTCTCTTGTAGCTAAACTAAAATCAGTTTTCCATTGTTCTTCTTCTTGTACCCTTCTTCTATCAGCTTCTATATTTAATACTCCAGAAACAGCTTTAGCTGCTTCTCCAATACCACTACCACTATATGCATCAACAACACCTAGTCTACTTTGTATCGAAGATACTGTAACTGGATTTCTTTTTTCTCCTGTAGTTAACGCCATTAAGAATTACCTTTTGGATTTTTAAAAGGATTATTTTTATAATATTTGTAATTAGAATAACCATTTACTAATGAATTAAGAGAATCAGCATATCCACCGAATGTTAAATCTTTTGATTCAGCATTAAGCTCATAAAGTTGTTGTCTATATTTTGTTTGTACTGATTTTCCCATTAGTCTTATATCTGATATATCTTTAATTCTTGTAGATTCTACTTGTTTATTAATATTAAGAAAAGACATACTGTCATCTGCATAACCAGCAATAGATTGATATGCTGAATTATTAGCTCTTTCTTTTAAAGCTATTTGATTTCTTGCATTTTCTTCTTGAACAGCTGCAAGTGCTGCCATTTTAGATTCTGTTTCAATTCTATAAGCTTCTCTATTTGCTGCTGCTTGTGCAGATCTTACTTGAGCTATACTTCCTATAGCTGATATACCAGCTGATGCCATCATTAATTGAGAAGAAGTTACTCCTTTTATAGCCATCATTGCTGCTGAAGCACCCATTATGCGAATTGTATCTCCATTGCTAGACCTAATACCTTTAATGGTAGAGGTTCGTTTTGTGAAATAGTAATAGTTGGTGATTTACTATAACCCAAAAAGTTAAATTCTTTCTTTCCACTTTCTGCACTTAGATCAGAACCTAATGTAAAATTAGATTGTTGAATAACTAGTTCTTTTGCACCTATATCTGAAGCCTTCATAGTAATATCTAATCCTCCTGAAATATCTATAATAGCTTTATTAATCCTTCTTGGCTGTCCTGTCAATGGTCCAGTATCTATTTCTTTATCAATAGGCATAGTTTCTAATATTGGAGTAAAGTTATAACCAACTCTTACACCAGTAGGTTGTGGAGCATTAGTCAATGTAATCCTTGAATTAGCATCTATTGTATAAGTACCCAAAGCACCATTCCCATAAACTGCTTCTACCACATTTGTGGCTTCATAGATAGCATTAACTGTATGTGTGAATCCTTTTACAATAGTTACTACAGCATTATCAGCTGGTGATGCAGCTAAACTTTGATCTAATTGTAAACTGTATTCATTAGTATCTGTATTAGTTACAGCTTGTATAGTATATATTGTAGCATTTCCAGCTATTGAAAATGTTTCTAATATTTTTGGAGCAGTAGTAATTCCATCAATTAATAATGTTGCTCCTGATTGACTTGCTCCTTTAACAACAGGACTTCCTTTTTGATAAACAGTTGTTAATGTTGAGCAATCTACAGTTATAGAATCATCATTACCAAACTTTTCTAACAAATATTTATTACCTGAAGGTAATACTCTTAGAGTAATTACGAATAAAAACTCATTAATAGATGTAATACTATGAAACTTATCGTTTGTTTTAGTATTCCATATTGTCCAACCAGCTATTTTCTCATCTCTAATACTATGAAACACAGCTATTTGTCCATCTAATGTAGATCCACTATTTAAAAAATAAGCAAATTGTTCTGGTCTTTCTTCATTACCTGTCATCATAGTTAATTGTTTAGGATTATTAATAACTTGACTAGATAGAACTGATATACTGTTAGACTTATAAGCTTGTTCTAAATCTGAATATACATACTCTCTAATTGATTTACCATTTTTAGAAGTAAATATAGTAGCACCATCAAAAGGAACTGGGTTAGCTCTATTACAACCATAAGGTGTTTGTCTAAGAAAAGCTATTGTTGCTGGAGTAATTGCTTGATCTGCTGTTTGTGGTACAAAGAACTCACCAGCATCAGTAAATATCTGTAAGTTTCTACCAGATAATAAATGTCTAATTTCATTAACACTATCAGAAGTTATTGATACATTAATTGCTTCATTAGCTAATCCTGTACCAGTATCAAAATTAAAATATCCACCTATCTGTGAAGCTACTACTACTGAAGGTGCATCTCTACCACCAGCAAAAAATAATCTATTATCGTGAAATGAAACTGCTTGAGGATATCCTCTTGGTGCAGAGAATAATTCTTCTTGCCAATCGTTATGAGGTCCAGCACCACCATCTACTGTTACTATAATAGTTCCTTCAACAACTGTTGCACTTGTATATGCTGTAATTTTTATTTGTGATCCATCAACTCTTATATAATGACCTACATAATCAGCAGTCCAAACATCAGAAGAAGCTGTAATAGTTCTTCCTGTTCCTGTAGCAGCACTAGATAAAGTAACTGTTACAGTTGGTGATTCATATTTGTAAAAAGGTGCGTGTGTTTTATAAGCACCAGAAACAACTACATCTTCATCTAATTCAAAAGCATATAAACTTACTGCAAAACTAGAAGCACTATTTCTTTTAATTTGTATAATAGCATTATTTCTATTAGTAAGAAATACAGTATCTCCAAATTGAGCATAATTTAATTCAAATAATTGAGCTGTAGTCCAGTTACAATTAGCTGTTATATTACTTTCAATTACTACTCCATCAGAATCATAAACATCTAATCTATTATTAGATAAAACAAAAAGAGCTGTCTCATCTTCAGAAAATATAAAAGGAATTATTCTTGATTCAGCTGGTAATTCAGCTGTAAACTGTGTAGCTGGTCTACGCATAACACCACCTTCATCTAATAGATACCAATTCTTACATTGTCTAGCACCTTCAAAATATGCTTTAGCATCTGTTCTAGCGTTTAATAATGGATTGAGTTCTCCAGCAGAGAAGTTAGTAAATACTTGTCTTACTTTTCTTGGCATTAGTAATTAACAAGTCCACTTCGACTGCTCCTTCTTTCAGCTATAAATCTTGTTGTATTTAGTTTTTTGGTAGTTGTTTCTTGAGAAGCAATATTTCTAGCTTTAATTAATTGTCTTTCAGCTTTTACTTCGTAAGATTGTAAGATATCTGCATCTCTACCTATAGCTGCACCAAATACACTAGCTAGTCTATAAGCTAAAGCTAATCTAAAATATGTAGGAAATAATGATTCATCTTGTCTAAATACATAATCCATATAAATTTTACTTTCAGATCCATAACCATTTAGATATATTTTATCTCCATATCTTGAATAAGGAATAGGGTGATCGTTATTAGTAACTGTCATAATAGTTATAACTGCTGGATCAGTAGGCATTTGATATGCATACTCATATCTAGTAGTAGGAGCATCAGCTAATAAAGATAATTCTTTTTGTCCCATTGCAAATCTCCAATGAGATTCTGATAATAAGGATTCTACATTTTCTTCGTATAGTGTACTTGCTACTTGTGCTTCAGTAGAGTTATCATCAAATGATGAAATCTTATTAGCACCAATCAGGACTAGTCCTTGTGAAGCAATATCTACTTTAGTTACTGCCATTTATCTTAATGTTCTATTATTCCCCATAACAGTAGGCATCATAATAGATAAATTTTTTCCAGTAATGTGAGAAATTCCATATTTACCTCCTAGTAATTGAGCAGTTTCTGTAAACTCTACTCTTCTTTTACTTGGATCTTCTGATAATATAATACTATCTAAAATAGCAACTAATGATCTAACTTCATCAGTTTCTTTAGATGATAATTGGTTTTGAGAGTACACACTATTTTTATAAGCGTCTGAATATCCTGTTACAAATCTACCATCTGGTAATTTTTCTTGTTTAAATTGAGCTTCTTTAGGAGTAGATGATTTTACCATAGAAGCAGTTAAAGATCCAGCTAAAACTCCAGCTCCAGCAACACCAGTTATACCACCAATAGCAGCACCAGCAGCCATACCAGCAAAAGTATTATCAACTTTACGATTTAAAGCTTCTGCTTTTCCTATATTTCTATCTGCAGTTCCACCTAATTTTGTTGGTTTACCTCTTGCTTTAGCAATAGCATCTTTAGATGCTCTTAAAGCTTTACCACCTAATCTTGCTGTTGTACCTCCTATTACAGCACCTGTACCAGCACCAATTCCACCACCAACTGCAGCAATACCACCAGCTACACCAGCAGCACCTTTACCAACTGTTTTTGCAACTTTCTTTACACCTTCTGGTGTTTTACTTGCAATCGCACTTCCAGCTTTACTTCCAACTTCTTTTGCTTTTTGAGTAACTTTTTTAGCTAATGGTTTTGCTTTAGTTATTGCACTAGAAGCTTTTCCACCAAGATCTGCTTTTCCTACAGCAGTTTTTAATTTGTTTGTTTGTGTTGTAGTTACATTAATTGCTTTTTGTAAACCTTTATTTTTAAGTAATTGTTTTGCTAGTTTTAGACCAGCTCCTATAATTGCCATTTTTTTTTATCCTTTATGTTTAGTAGGGGGATTTCTCCCCCCACATATTAAATGTTAATTAAGCTAATATTACAGTTGTAACAGTAGAAGCACTTGAAGCAGATACAATTAAGATATCTACTACAGCGTTTGAGCCACCACTATTTACAATTATAACATCTCCAGCAGTTAAATCAGCGTTAGATAACAAAAAGTAATCAGCATCATCTATTGCAGTAATTGCGTCTCCATCTGTGTAATACCATAAAGAATTAGTATCACCCATTTGGGTTGCTTTCTTAACAGGGTTGTTTATTGCATATGCCATATATAACTCCTATTCTGCACATTTCTGGATCTTAATACCATTGGTGTCAATCAAGATTGAACCCATTGATAAATAAGAAGTTAATAAATTAGCTACTTTTTCAGGAATGTAATTTACTTCTGTTCTTACTTCTGAACCTACACCTAATCCCATAGATGACTTGTGCCATGCGATTGTGTGTCTGTCAGTTGAACCTGAAGTCTCAAGACCTGAATGAACAAATGTTAAGAAACCTAAAAATCTCTTAGCAGTATAGTTCATACCAGCAAAAGGTAATTGGCTTGGACCTATATAATCTAGGTTAGACCAGTTATCTTCTGCAAGAAGATCACCCCATTGTTCTGGACCAATAGCCCAGTATCTTTGGTCATCATCAGGAACATCATCTGTTCCAAATTTTGCTTGCATATCTTTGAATTTAGCTACATTCATATCTGTTGCTAGTGAAGTTGTACCATTAGCTCCAGCATTGTTAGCAACCTTAGTTGCTGATTCCATTGCTGTTGTAATAATACTGTCTGTTTTACGACCTAGAGCGTAAGCTGCGTTATTCGCAATTACTGCTCTTTCGTCAATGTTTGTCTTAAGCTCATCTAATTTATCTACATAGTCTGATGCATAGTAATCTGCTAAAGTAGCTGTTACATTTGTGTGAGAAATGTTCATTGCTACAACCTCTGCGTGTCTCGCTTTAGTTGTTGCTTCACCAGTTCCAACTTTTTGGAACTTAACAGATTCACCTGATACACCATTAACTACACGGATTAAATTTTTGAGTTTGCTTCCTTGTCTTTGGTAAGCCATATGCACTTCAGCTTCAAACTGTGTGATAAAGGCTTGGTCGATAGATGCACTCATTTTATCTCCTTTGAGTTTATGTTATTAATAGTAAAAAAGATTATCTCTTTTGGAAGCAATCGTTATCCAATACAGGGCGATCCTAATGCCATTCGAGGTCTTATTGATTTATTTAATAACTATTTAGAGAAATAATTCAACGCACAAATTTAAGTGATTGTATGTTTTCTGTAGGAATTACAGTTGTATCGCCTATATCCGTATCATTATAGGACATAAAGACGATACAAGAATCTTTATTTTTGCACAGTAAATAACCTTCAGTTACATTAATTGCTGGTACAAACTTTATAGCTTCATCAGGATCTAGCCATATTGCATGGCTAATAGCATCTCTCCAATGAACTCTTACTTTTTTTAACTTTCTTTTTTTAACTACTGTATTTTTGGTATAAGTCTGTAACTTTTTTAATATATGCTTGATCTTTTGCTCCATCTTTCCAATACCTTTCGTCATTCATCATTGATCTTAGATCTAATTTAGAAGGAGATACATCTATCTTTGTTTCTGTACTAGGAATAGGTGCATCTTTATTGAGCGCCATAAGTTCTTCTATAGCTTTAATACCATCAGCAGTAGTAGCTACATTAGATAAAGCATCATAACTTGATTCACTTAAATTTTTCTTAGCCCATAAATCAGCAGCTTCAATTCTTGTATTAGCATTTTCACCTAACAAATTCATTTGAGATTCTCTATCAGGTAATGCCGCTACTTCATTATTAACAAAAGCTTCAATACCTTTATTGAAATCTTCATTAGACAATCCTTTTGATCTAGCTGTTTGTTCCCACCATTGTAGTAAAGGTTGTTCAGGATCAACATCTATATTAACACCTTCAGGTAATTCAGGTAATTGTATTTCATAAGATTCAGGAGCAGTACCTTTAATATCTGCTAATACTTCTTCTCTAATAGTACCAGCTAATTCTTCTGTTCTTTGACCTAATCTTTTTTCTAGTGCTTTATAAGATGCACCCATTTCTTCTACATTAACTTCATTTAAATCTTTATTCCAAAATTTTTCTGGAATATACTCTGGCATATTATTTTCTTCTTCTGTAGTTTCTGTAGTTTCGTTTAATTGATCTTCACTCATTTGTTAGTACCCTTCTTTATTTTATTTTTTATAATGTGTAATAAATATCTCTGTCCTTCTAAATGCCATAGGGTTGAATCTGTAGCTTGTGGAGAACATACACTATTTATAGTTATAGATTCTAAATACTCAATAACTTTCTTTCCGTCTATTTGATTAAATACTGAAGCAAATACTTGATCTACTTCATTAACTTCACCCTTGAGGGATTTCTTGTTCTGGAGGTCCTGCCAACTCATTTTGTGGCATATTAGCTTGTTGTTGTGCAGATTGCAACTGTGAAACCATTTCTTGTTGTTCTTCAGGACTTCTGACTAGCTTTTCAGGTAGATTCATTTTATCCACTAGGTATCTAGCTACTTCATCTTGTTTAACAACCATGTTCAATACTTCTGGTCCAAATGTACCACCAAGTATTTCAGAGAATCTCATAACATCAGCTATATCTTGTTGGTGTTGTGCTTGAGATAATGGTGAAGTAGAAACAACTTTAACTTCTCTATCATTAACTTTAGGTATATTAATCCTACCTTGTTTAGTTAATATTCTAATAACCCTTCTTAATAAGGGAGTAACAAATTCAGATTGTAATCGACCAAACGAAGAACCAATTTGTCTTGATAGGTCTGACATTCTTTCTGCTACTTCAGTAGCTGACATAGGTGTACCTTCAGGTCTACCTAATGATTCCATAAATAAAGCTTTCTTAATATTAGCTCTCATATCAGTTAAAATTAATTGAGCTACATCAAATCTTCCAGCTGCTGGAAGTGCTTGTAGTCCTCTACTATTAGGTGCTACAGGAATTAAAGCCCCCGGAACTAAAGATATATTTTCAGGATTAATAACACCATCATCTTCAAATGTATAGATACCACTAATAGCCATTTGAGCATTTTGTAAAATAAGTTCTACTGTTAAGTTTGTAGTTTTAATGGCAGCCATTGCATTGAATACTGGTCCACGACCATACACTTCACCTGATGCTTTGTTCCATCTGTAAACTATATATGGATTAGAACCAACTCCTTCTAGTTCAGTTTCAAAAATCATTTCTTGCATATCCATACATACTACACAATACTTATATCTTTCTTCGTTTGGTTTATCATATAGTCTAAACACACCTTCAACTATTTTAGTTTTAGCATCTCCATCTTTTGCAATTTTCTTTAACATATCAGATGACATAGTAGCTTTAGGATAAGCAATAGAAATTCTATTATAGTTCATTGATCTTTTTCTAAAGATTGTATCAACTTTATTACTTGGTCCATTGTTAAGCATTACTCTTGGTAGAGGAATAGCTTGGAAATTAATTGGGTTTAAACTATCTCCTTCTTCTACTAACAACACAGCAGTACCAATAGCTAAGTCCATAAATGATTCATGTACTTCTTGATTAAAATTAGATCCACCTAGTATCTCAAATACATATTGAGTAATAGCATCTAGTTGTTCATTAACTTCAGGAATTGCTTCTGTTGGTATTTCAGAACCAGCTTCAAAGTTTGCCCAACGACCATAGGTCGGAACTATTCCAGCTTGTAGTCTTGATGCAAATTCTTGTATACCTACTACAGCTGTTTCATCAAATATCTTATCTGTTCTTCTTTCTGCAATCGTTTCATCATAGAACGATTCTCTTTGTGGCATTGTGTATTCATAAGCTTCTTCATATTTATCTTTCCAGTTGTCAAAGATATATTCTGAATCTTTATATTTTTTAAGAAATGAAGCTACTCTATTATCTGTTCCTCCATAAGAAGCATTGTCTGAACTAGGTGTTGGTATGTACATTATTACATATCTCCTTTTATAAGTTTATTACTAGAAGCATATAATGCTCTACCTTGTTGACTAGCTTTTGTTGCACCAGTTCTAGCTCGTCTTGAATTATATCTAGTTTTAGCTGTAGTTTGAGAATAACTTGATTGTTGTCCGTCACTTGAAGCAATAGTTTTTATATCTCTATTATCTCTAGTATTAGTTTGTGTAGATGTTGTTCTAGATTTATTATAAAAATTATTTGCTGCTTCAGCATATGGTTTTTTTGATGCATAGTATAATGCAGTAAACGCAAGTGGCATACCTGACATTATTCCACCTAGTGCCATTAAACCTTTTTTAACTTGCTGTTGTGAATCATACATTTCTTCAGATAAAGGAGTTCCCCTATCTCTAGCATTTTGTGCAGCACCTCTACTTACATTCGTATAAGCACCATCAGAATTTACTGGATCGTAAACAGTTCTTGTTCTGCCCATAGCATCAGTTACTTGTCTTGCTTTAGCTTGACCTTTTGATGATAAGTATTCTCCTCTTGCTTCATTGTAATCAGCACCATACATTTGATTTTTATTTGATGAGCTATATCCAACAGCATTTCTATCTTGGAATCCACCCATAGTGGTTTTTATTCCTAATTTATTTCTTGCATATGCATCTGCACCACTACCTAATTTTTGAATAGCATTGTTTTGTCTAGCTAATTTTTGTTGAGTAGTTTCATTCCTCATTGATGGAGGAACATTAGTTTGACTACTTTTATCTCTAGTAGGATTATTACCTCCCATTATATCT